ATTCTCAAGGAGGCGAAAGAGGAGACGAGGGATCTCGCTCTCGATTACAGGACGACGGAATTACGGAGGCTCGACGAGTTGATCGGCGCGCTCTGGTATAAGGCGATCGGGAGGAACGCGGACGGGACTCCGATAACGACCGTCGGGTTCGTCCATTATACGGACGTCGAGATCTCGGAGCGGTTGGCGGTCGACAGTAAGATCGACGCGAAAGCGAAACCCGTTAAAGGGGAATGGAGACGCGTCCCGGTTGAACCGGATCTCGGAGCAATGACACAACTCCGTTGGATCCTTGAGAGGCGTCACAGGATCCTTGGAATCGACGCGCCGATACGGATCGACGTCGAGACCTATATCCGACAGTTTGCACAAGACGAGGGACTCACTCCGGAGGAGACGGAGGAGGCGGTCACGGAGGGATTGGATCTCCTCCGGCGGGTCGAGGCAGGGGAAACGATTATATGAGATCGAGCGCGTACGGAGACTTAATCAGGGGGGCGATCACGTCGACCGTTATATCCAAGCGTCGGAAGGCTGTCCCGGACCGAGCGATCCAATATCAAAACGACTTGATCGGATGGTCGGTTGACGTTCTCGGAGACAAACAAGAGTCGTTCGTCTGGTCAGATTATCCCGGATACAAGGGGCATAAATGGGACGGGACTCCGGATCCTCTTGTCGTGTGTTCGGAGGCGTTGGAGGATTGGCGGGACGTTGCGATCGAGGGCGCGACCGGGACGTCGAAAACGTGGTTCGCGGCGCGGGCGTTACTCTGGTTCCTTGACGTATTCCATAACGCGGAGGTCGTAACGGCGGCTCCGAAAGAGGCACAACTCGCGCTCCATTTATGGGCGGAGATCTCGAAAGTATGGGAGCGATTCAAGACGGTTCGACCGAGATCTCAATTACTCGGATCCCTTCAAATCAGAATGTCCCCTCCGTCGGATTACTGGACGGCGGTCGGGTTCCCGGTCGGAGTCGGGGCGTCGGAAGTCTCCGCGACCAAGGCTCAAGGATTCCATTCCGAACACCTGTTAATTATCACAGAGGAAACACCCGGAATACACGGCGCGATTATGACGGCTTTTTCTAATACGAGAGTCGCTCCCCATAACTTACACCTTGGACTTGGCAACCCGGATTCGGTCACAGATCAATTACACAAATTCGGGGAGTTGGAGTCGACGGATTTGGTCCGGATCTCCGCGTATGATTTCCCGAACGTCGTCCTTAACGACGCGAGTATAATCCCCGGAGCGGCGTCGAGGACCGGGAACGAGCGGAGACAAAAGTCTCTCGGAGAGGAGTCTCGTCTCTACAAGTCGAGGGTCCGGGGGATATGTCCGGCGGAGAGTGCGGACGCGTTGATCCGGTTACAGTGGATCCGGGACGCGTTTAACAGGAATCCGAAAGAGGTTGAGGATCTCCCCGGAGCGTTGGGAGTCGACGTCGCGAATTCAGAGGCGGGGGATCTCGGAGCGATCGTCCGGGGAGAGGGCGCAACGGTCCGAGAGATAATCGCGAAGCAAGTCCCGAACGCAAACGTATTCGGTATGGAGGTAACGATCCTTGCGGCGTTGTATGGGATCGCGGCGGGGAACGTCGGGATTGATTCGGTCGGGGTTGGAGCGGGCGCGGTCAACGAGGCGGAGCGGCTCAAGTGGTACGTACAAGCGATCAACTCCGGAGAGCGACCGATCGAGACGGACGACGAGGAGAAATTCTTTAACATTCGATCACAAATATTATGGCAAGCGAGGCGAGATCTTGAGAACGGGGATATCGCGATTGATCTCGACGAGAGATCTCGCGAGGCTATTCTCCTTATTGACGATTTAATCGAACCGACTTGGACAACACGGAACGGAAAGATTATCGTCGAGGAAAAGGAGAAAATCAAAAAAAGGCTCGGACGGTCGACAGACGTCGGAGACGCGTTCGTTATTTGGAATTGGGTTCGACAGGTTTGGGACGCAACCGGATTCGGAGACGCGGCAGTCGGTTTTTAAGGAGGTTCCACAATGGCGAGGGAAACAAGTTGGTTGGAAAACGAACACCCGGAATATATCGCGAATATAGATCGTTGGAAGTTTACGCGGGATCACTACACGGGCGCGGTTCTCGACGAGGCGAACAATCTCGCGTCGAATCTCGACGGCGGGTATCTCGTCCGAAAGGGGCAGTCGGAGACGGAGGAGTCGTTCAAGGAGCGGGTTCGGCTCGCGGATTATACGACTCACTTTTCGACCGTTGTCGACTCTCTGGCAGGAATGTTATTCGCGGTTGAAAAAGAGGCGGTCCGGAAATGGGACGCGGAGGACGGCGACTCTCTCGGATCTCCGGATGATTCGACGTCGATCGCGGCTCGGTTGAAAGACGACGCCGACGGCGAGGGGAACGGTTGGGTTACGAAGTGGAAGCAACTCGCGGTCGAGTTGATCCATTCCCGGCGAGCGTGGATCCTTGTCGATTCGATCGGGGGCGAGGAGGGCGTATCCCGGATCCGGATCCTCAACCCGTCGGTTGTTACGAATTGGAGATACAGGGGCGGGATACTCGTCGACGTAACGCTCAAGGAATCAGTCGACGCGAGATCGGATTACAAGTCGAAACCGACGCAGGAGAACCGATACGTACATTTCACGGTTGAGGGTTGGAAACGATACTCGATCGACAAGGACTCCGGCGTCGAGACAATGCTCGACGAGGGGACATATCAGTATGTCGACAAGGGGGGCGTCTCGATCCTCCCGATCTTTCCCGTTGAGTTGCCTCTCCCCCGTCCGGTCGGTTGGTTACTGGCGCGCAAGGCGAACGCGATATTCAACCGGGAGAGCGAGAGGGATCACTTAATCCGGACGTGCAATTTCCCGTACTTGGTTATCGTCGGCAAGGATACCGTTTACAAGGCGATCGTCGCGGCGATAAAGACCGGATCGAGGATCCTCCAACAAGATCCGACGTCCCCCGGAACACACAAATTTATCGCTCCGAATTCGGGTCCGGCGAAAGTAGCGACGGACGTTCTCATACGAAAGGTCGAGGAGTTTTACGTAACCGGATTCAGGGAGTACGGAGACGCGGCTCGCGAGCGGACGGCGACAGAGGTCCGACAGGACGTCTCCTCCGGAGTCGGGGCGTTCCTTCAAATGCTCAAGGCGGCGATCGACGACGCGGAAAACGCGGCTTTCTATCGGGTCGAACAAACCGAGTTTGTCGGACAGGCGGGCAAATGGGGCAACGCTCACGTCGAGAGAACGGAGGACTTTCTCCCGGTCGACATTCAGTCGGTAATGGACAGGACCGCGAAACGGTATTTCGGGGAGAGTCCGGTTCCGGTCGGTCCCTCTGGAGTCCGGGCCGTGATCCGGAAACTCGCGGATCTCGACGGGTTGACTATCACAGACGCGGAGGTCGAGGCGGCGGCAGGATTACACGCGCTCGAACAGATATCCGGATTGCTCTCGTCCCTCCCGCTCCCGGTCGAGTTGATCGCGGAACAAACCGTCACGATCCTTACGGGGATCGGTTGGATCGACCCGGAGGCTCAATACGTGAAAGAGGACGGATCGAAAGGTCTCGTCGCGGACAAGATCCGGGTCGAGATAATCGCTCTCGCGGAGGAGAAAGCGAACGAACGTCGAGCGGCGTCGGCGGCGTTCGGAGGCGGGGGGTTCTAATTGCCGGACCGGAGAGTATACGGTCCCGGAGAATATCGGGCGGCTCAATTCGCGGCAAGGGCGAGGGCGCGGTCGTTGAGTGCGGCGTCGATAAAAGATATCCAACGAACCCTCTCGGAGTACGTCCGGAAACTTGAGGTCCGACTCCGGACGATCTCTTTCGTTCCGGGCTCCGCGTTCACGGAGGCGCAAGCGATTGACGCGTCGATTCAGATAATCGCGAAAGCGACACGGGATCTTGAACGCGCTCTCGTTGTAGGGATGGACGGCAACCGTACGGCGTCGTTCGAGGCGGTCCGGGAGATATGGGAGAGGGCGTCTTTCACGGCGGCGAAAAAGGCGGGGATCTCCGGGGTTGAGTTGGGAGTTGTTAAGTCTCCTCCGTTGACAATTATCGGGGCGTACGAGTCGATCGGAGGCGCGGGCGCGACGTGGAAAACCGCCGTCGTCCGATCGGCAAAAGCGGCGGGGGCAGACTTGAACGCAATCGTCCGGACGGGACTCGCGGAGGGGATCGGACCGAATGTTATCGCGAAACACCTCCGTCCTTACGTCGAGGGGACAGAGGACTTTTTACACGCGTTCGGAGATATCCCCGGAATCGACGTACAGGATTTCCGGTCTCTCGTACAACAATCGTTCGCCGGGGATTCGAGGGCGACGAAAGCGTTGTACTCAGAGGCGGGGAGGAAACTCCGTCTCAACGCGGACCGGATCGGTTTCTCGGAGGTATACAACGCGAGGCGAGAGGCAGAGGTTCAACACTATGCGGCGGACCCGATAATATACGCCGTCGGTTGGCGGCTCTCTCCGGATCGGGGCGCACTTGAGGGCGCGGACGAGTGCGACGTTCTCGCGGAGAATGATTTTTACGGTCTCGGTCCGGGCAACTATCCAGTCAACGAGGTTCCGTTCGCTCCTCACCCTTGGGACCGTTGCGAGACGGTTCCGCAAACGCGACCGTACGACGAGAGGGGGAATCCGAAACCCCTCCCGACGCGGCAGGGGACCGCGCTCAACGCGAAGATCCCACGACACGCCGGGGCGAAAATGTCGCGCGAGCAAGGGGACAGGGTACGCGAGAGGACCGAGAATTTACTCGTCCGAACAGGGGCGAGAGGACCGTCCGGGGCGTTGGCTGAAATCGCGACAGAGGCGACCGCTCTCGCGGGGAACCCTTGACGTGTGTCGGTATTGGTTCGTAATATGAGTTTTGAAATCCCTTCCGTCCGGGGTACGGGGCGAGACCCTTCCGTCGGGGGCAAACGGCGAGACCCTTACGTCCGGGGCATAGGACGAACGAGGTCCGTTGACAGATGAGAACATTCAAACAAACGGTTACGTTGAAAGACGGCACGACTCAAGAGGTCGAGGTCACTCTCCCGGATGGAGTAATGACTCCGGAGGAAATCGCGACAGGGTACAAGCCAGTTGCGAATTTCGAGGCGGAGTTATCACGGCGGGCGGAGTCGATTGTCAACGAACGTATCGAGGCGAAACTCAGCGACGAGGCGTTCAAAACGACCGCTCTCGCTCGTTGGAATATCGACCCGAATCCGAAACTCGACGGCGGCGGAGGAGGAGGGGACGAGGACTTTACGGAAAGGCTCAAGACCGAGCGCGAGCGTTGGGACAAGGAACACAAAGTCCCGCTCGTCGAGGAGAATAAAGGACTCAAGGATCGAGTCTCGGATCTCCTTGGTCGTATGAAGGGCGCAGTAATCGTCCAAGCGGCGGCAGAGGCGGGAGTCCTTCCGGGGTTACTCAAAGCGGGACCGAACGGGACCGCGCCGATCGTCAATATGACCGGGACGTTTTTCGGTCACGACGACGAACACGATATGTTTGGAGTTCTCGAAGGCGATAAGTTTCGGTTTGCTCCGGAGGTTACGACCGAGCGTCCCCACATGAACGCGAGCGAGTATTTCGCGGAATGGGTTAAGGACGAAGCGAACAAGGCTTTCGTCGGGGAGCGACGTCAAGGAGGACCGAACGTCGGAGGAGTCGACGGAGATCAGGCGGGCGAGGGCGGAACGATAACTCTCACTCGCGCGCAAGCGTCAGACAATGCAACGTACATGGCGGCGCAGAAAAAAGCGGACGAATCCGGGGGTAAGGTAGTCGTCTCGAAAGAGTGATCCCGTCCGATCGTGAGGGTCGATCTCTCCGGTCCGAGACAGGGACGAAACAAGGAGAATATTCGCAATGGCGAACACAATCGACCCGTACGATCCGTATCTATACGCGAATCTCGCGCTCGAAGAATTGAGAATGAATCTCGGTCTCGCGCGCTCGGTTCACAGGGGATACGACAAGGATCCCACGACCAAGGGATCCACAATCAAGATCCGGAGACCCGCGTCGTTCACGGCTGAAAATATGCCGATCACAACGGCGGGGGACATTGCACCGACAGAGGTCGAGGTCACAGTCGATCAATGGAAAGGTGTCCGGTTTGCTCTCACCGATAAAGAGTTGTCATTCACCAAGGAACAGATTATCGAGGATCACGTTGGACCGGCGGCGTACGCGATCGCGGTCGCTATCGACGACGCTCTCCAAGCGGAGATCTTAAATATTCCTTGGTACATGGCGGGCGGTAGCGCGATAACAGATTTCACGTCCGCGCGTAAGAATCTCGGAGATCAGAAAGTACCGATTCCGGGACGTTTCTATATGTTCGACTCGACCCTTGAGGCGGCATATCTCGCGCTCGCAGTCTTTCACTCCGCGAACACCGGAGCGGGCGGCGAGGCGACACAGCGAGAGGGAGATCTCGGACGGAAATTCGGGTTCGATAACTTCTCGTCTCAGAACGTACAAGATTTCGTCGCGGGCGCGGCGGTTCCGGGAACGGCGTTGCAGATCAACGCAACGGTCGCGGCAGGATTGAACGCGGTCGTATTCAAGGACTCTGGCGCGTCACTCACCGGGGACGTTCACGTTGGCGATTCGTTCTCGATCGCGGGGAACGCTCAACGGTACGCGATCACGGCACAAGCGGACGCGGCGTCAAACTTGATCTCCGTCGCTTTCGTTCCCGCTCTCGCGGCACAAGCAACGGCGTCGGCGGTTGTCACTCTCCGGCAGGAGGACAAGGCTCTTTCTCTCGCCGGACACAAGAGCGCGATTTGTCTCGCAATGGCTCCGCTCTCGGATCTCGCGAACACTCTCGGAGCGAAGATCGCAACCGTATTCGATCCGGTCTCCGGGTTGGCTCTCCGGTCCCGTCTCTGGTATGACGGCGACAACGCGGAGGTCAACGTCGGTATCGACGCGTTGTTCGGGACCAAGACGCTCGATCCGAACCGCGCGATTCGCGTCGAACGATAAGAGGTACTCGACAGGGATTTCTCGTCCTCCCCGAACCTTACGGGGGCGAGGGGGGATCCCTGTCTTTTTTTGAGAGGTACACTCGAACAAGGGACTTGGAAATGAAAAGTATTCCGACGGTAGTCGTAAGGACGATCGCGGATCCGGATCACGGGGAATGTATTATCAACGCGACCGATTTCGACGAGGAGAAACACGTACTCGTTGAGGGTTGGTTACGTCACGGTCCAGATCCGGAGCGAGAGACGCCTCTCGTCGTCGAGGAGGCGGTCGAGGAGGTCGAGGCGGCTCCGGTAGAGACCGAGGACGAGGGTCCGGCAGAGGGCGAAACAGGGACAGAGACAGACGTTCTCCCCCTCAAGGACGAGAATGTCGACAGACTCCGGGAGATAGCGGCGGCGGAGGAGATCGACTTAACCGAGATCGCGGGATCCGGGCGGCGCGGCAGACTCACAAAGGACGATCTTGTTGCGGCGATCGAGACGATGAGAGCGGACGTCGCGGAGGCGGCGGCGAAAGCGGAGGAGGAGGGCGGCGAGGCTCCGGTCGAGGAGGAAACTCCCCCGGCAGAGAGTGACGTCGAGGTCGAGGGCGGGACAGAGGGCGACGAGGTTCCCGGCGAGGCTCCGGTCGAGGGCGAGGAAACCGCTCCGGTCGAGGGCGGCGACGAGACTCCTCCGGCAGAGGGAGAGGGCAAGGGCGAGGGCGACGAAACTCCTCCGGCAGAGGGAGAGGAAACTCCCCCGGCAGAGGGCGACGAGACGGAGTAATCCGTCGGTAACAGGGGGTAACAATGGCGAACGGAGATCCGTATTTCGATTTCGAGGACTCGGCTCACCTTGCTTTACTCCCGGCGGAGGTCCGGAGTCTCTCAGACCTTGAGAACCTAGTCGCGAGAGCGGAGGCGGAGATCCTTTCGTTCTTCACTCTCACGGCTCAAGAGGTCGCTTTTACCGTCCGGGATTCGGGTCGTACTCGAACCGAATTGCTCGACGGATCCGGAGACGGTATCGGAATTTATATCTATCTCAAAGGGTATGATCTCGATCCGGACGACGCGGAGGCAAATTTCGCAACCGCGTTCCGACGGGAAATATCGGGCGCGATAACTTGGTTGATCGAGTGGGACAGAAACGACCGTTCGATCGCGAGCGAGGGCGACGGAATCGGCAAGTCCCGGACGTACAGGACGGACGCGACAGATCCTCTCCCTCCGGATTTTCCGCGTTTCCTCCAACCGTTCGATTCGCGGGAACCCGCTTGGTCTCTCTGATATGCCTAATCCAACGTCGATAGGATCGTCGATCGTCAACACGGAGCAACTCGACCGAATACTTTTAAGGCTCAAGAAAAAGGTCAAGGATCTCCGGGGGTTCTATTACGATCAAGTCGACCCTCTGATTACGCGGTTTTTCGTAAGGCAATTCGACACTCAAGGAGCGGAGGGCGGCGAGCGTTGGGAACCGCTCACGTCTGTTACGATTGCGCTCAAATCCCGGCGCGGTCACGGTCTCCGGGGTCCGGCGACAATCGGATCCGATTCCGACGGAATGAGACGAGCGTTTACTCACCCCGGAGGTCTCGGTTTCCGGCGGATCGACAGGGACGAATACGCGCGAGGCGTGATCGACGACAAGGCTTGGAGGATGCAGGAGGGTTGGAAATCGACGTCGATATTCGGGATCCCGCGAGTTAGTCCTCCGGTCGTAAATGTCCCGGCTCGTCCTCCTGTCCCGCGTGAAATGCCGAAATCTATAATCGCGGAATTCGAGAGACGTCTCCTCCGCGAAATCGAAAGGGTCGGGGCATGATTGCCGAACCGATTTTGATAATTACGGCTTGGTTCAAACACGTTACGAACGGGATCAACGCGGAGATCGCGACGATGGACTCGGCGGATTTATTCGGCGCGTACGACGCTCCCCCGGATATCGTATTTATCGGGAACCGGATCGAGGACGCTCTTGTCGCTCGTTGGAAAGAACCGCTCGAATCCCCGGCGTTGTATATCACGATCGACGCGCCGTCGGTATGGGACGGAGAGGTTCACCAAGTACACCGGAACAGCGATCGAGTAACGGTCGCTCTCCGGTATATTGTAAAGAACGCGGACTCGGCGGAGGCGATTCTCTGGACGGCTCACACTCTCCGGGCAATCGTTCGGACGGCGAAGCGTCTCAACGCGGACGCGAACAAGGACAGTCGAAAACTTAACGGGATCTTTCTCCCGAAATGCGAGGATATACTCCTCACAGAATGGAACGAGGCGATCGGATCTCACACCGCGACGGGGGCGGCGATCTTGAGTTATCACGTATCCGATCAAAATCCGTAAAGGGGGCAGTAATGAGGGTTGTCGAAAAAGGTAAGAAAGCGATCGAGATCCCCCGCGCGATCCGGGCGAAAGGTCCGGAGGCGATCGAGGAGTATGTCGCGAAAAAGCGCGGGACGGTCAAGGAGGCGGGGGCGGGCGAGGGCAAGGTAACGACAGGCAAGGAGGCGTAAATTGTCGTCTGAAAAACTAATAAACGAGTGGGGCGTTCTCGTTGACGTCGAGTCTGTATACGGCGACGGGGGAACACTCACAGCGGCGGACGACGGCGTTCTCGTTCTTGAACAACCCGTCGTTTCTCCGGAGTACGCTCACGACGGAGCGCGTCGGGGCGAGCGCGGTCCAATGGCTCTCGGAATAAAGAGAGTCGGAAAGTCCGGATTGACCGGGGCGGTCTCCTTGGTCACGGAACCCGCCGGAGCGGGAGCGGCATACGCGGCGGCGGTCTTTCCGAATATCCATAAACTCCTTTTACTCGCGGGTCTCGACGATACTCTCGACGTGACCGGCTCGGCGGAGTCGTATACGTACATTCCGGGCGCGGGGGATTCGGGGGGTCTTGAGATCTATACTCGCGAACAGAAATACATACTCGCGGGGGCGTACACGGATCTCGTAATAGCGGCGGCAGGACCGGAGATCCCGGTCGCGGAGTTTGCCGTCCAAGGTCTCCTTACGAAACCGACAGATTCGGCGGTTCCGGCGATCACATATCCGAGCGTGGATCCTCCGAAAGCGGAGGCAATGGTCGTCGATATCGGGGACTTTCTCGCGGCGGTTGTCCGGTCGTTTACGTTCTCTCTCAACCGCTCGATCTCTCCACGTATGAATCAAAATGCGGCGGGCGGACACGCGGGGTTCGTATATGGGTTCGGGGTTCCGACTCTCGAATTGGAAATCGAGGCGACGGATCTCCAAACGACTCCGTTCCATAAGGTCGCGGGGTTGGATCCGTACGTACTCGCGGAGAACGCGACTCCTCTCGATTTGACGCTCACGGTCGGGAGTACGCAGTACAACCAATACACAATCGACGCGAATCAAGCGCAATTGAACGCGCCGATCGACGACGGCGAGGACGGAGCGGCGGCAATCTGGACGCTCTCGTTTGATCTCCTCCCGTCGACTCCGGCGTTGAAAGATAATTTCTCGATCGTATTCGATTGATCGAGGAGAAAGGGACCGGGATTAAATGTCGTTTGACGCAGATAAATACGTCGAGGCGTTGGAACCTCCGGAGATAATAATCGGAGGGGTCACGCATACCGGGAGGTTCTTGTCAATTGACCAGTGGACGAGGTTCGAGTCTCAACTCAAGGCGGCGGTTCGGGGGGATCTCGATATGCGATCTCTCCGGAAACTCGTCCGGGGTTATTGTCGGATCGTATTCCCGCGTCGGTTCCAATTCTGGAAACCGTCCGTCGGGAGTCGCGTCCTTGCTCTCCCTCCTGTCGCAATGATGAAAGCGGTCTCCCATTTTTTCGAGTGTCAGGGGCGCGCAATGATGGAGCGTCCCGGCGACGTCGATTCGGGCGATCGCGAGGAGGACGGACACCAACCGGGGACTTGATCGCGAGGTTTATTCGTTTCTACGGATACGACGCGTTCCGGAATCCGGCATATCCGACGACTGATAAAGTGATCCCGGTCGGACTCTTTTTCGGTTTGTTGGGGGCAATGGGTCCGGCAATGCTCGCGGAACAACTCGCGGAGGTACAGGCGGTCGCTCACGGAATCGCGCTCGCTCTCAACGGGAAGGATCCGAAAGTCCGGGCGCAGACTCGGAAGTTGATTCGAGAGGCGTATCCGGAGGAGGGAGTTTGATCGAATGACACGTCGGGCGGAAGTTGGAATTTATATCCGGGCGAAAGAATTTGCGTCCGGCGTGTTCGGTAGGGTCAAGGCGTCGGCGGCGTCCCTCAAGTCGACGATTTTCTCGTTACAGACGGCAATGTTTGCGCTCGGAGGCGCGGCAATTATCCGCGTCGGATCCACTCTCGTCAAGATGTACGGGCGGCAGGAACACGCAGTTATACGGCTCAATTCCGCGTTGGCAAATACCAACCGATTTACGGAAGAAAACTCTCGTCTCCTTATCGAAAACGCGGCGGCGTTGCAGAAGGTAACGACTCACGGGGACGAGGCGATTATCGAGGCAACCGCGACGATCGCGGAGTTGGCGGGGACGCTCACGGGTCCGCAATTAATGGACGCGCAGAAAGCGGTTATCGGTCTCGCGGATACATTCTTTCAAGGGAATATTGGGACGGCGGCGACAATGCTCGCGAAGTCGATCGGGTCGAGCGTCAACGCTCTTTCCCGGTACGGCGTCGAGTTGGATACGAGCGGGACGGAACAAGATAAATTAAATCAGATTCTCGCAATGTCGATCCCGTTGTTCAACACTTCCAAGGCGGCGGCGACGGACGTACTCGGAGCGTTCGAGCAACTCGGAAACGCGATCGGAGATACGAAAGAGGAGTTCGGGGAGATCATTGTAAAGGTTCTCGATCTCGA